AAAGGCATTTCTCTCCCTGAGACGCAGGTCACACGACCAGCCTCGCCCTTTGAAAAGCCATGACAAGCCAACAGAAACCTATAAAACCCAAGCGCAAACCAGCGCAACGAGGGCTAACAAAAAAGCCCGTATTTGGGGCAACAAAACCGCGAATACAGACTCCAGTAATAAAAGGAAAGTCGCGAATTGCTGAAGTTGCTGATCTTGCTGAAAAAATTGGTATGCCGTTGCTGCCTTGGCAACATTATGTGTTAACCGACATGCTTTCAGTTGATGAGAACAACATGTTCATTAGAAAGACCAATTTATTGCTCGTCGCAAGGCAACAAGGTAAAACTCACCTAGCTCGTATGCGTATCTTGGCAGGTCTCTTTCTTTTTGGAGAAAAGAACATAATTGCAATGTCCTCTAATAGAAACATGGCATTAGATACATTTAGGCAAGTTGCTAACACAATTGAAGATAATGATTTTCTAAAAGCGCAGGTTAGACAGATCAGATATGCCAACGGTCAAGAATCAATCACTTTACTTAATGGCGCTCGTTATGAAATTGTTGCAGCAACTCGCGACGGAAGTCGTGGTAAGTCGGCAGACCTGTTATATGCGGATGAATTACGCGAGGTAAGCGAGGAAGCGTTTAAAGCAGCCGTGCCTATTACTAGAGCAAGACCTAATTCTCAAACATTATTTACCTCAAACGCTGGAGATGCCTTCAGTACGGTTTTAAATGATTTGGTTGAACGCGCTAAAGATTACCCAAGTAAGACTTTTGGGTATTGGGAGTATTCAGCACCTTTAGCTGCAAGGCAAGACATTAGAAACCGTAAATATTGGGCAATGGCTAATCCCGCCCTTGGCTATACCGTAACTGAGAGCGCAATTGAGGAAAGCATTGCAACTAATTCAATTGAAGCCACTTTGACTGAAACGCTTTGTATGTGGATTGATTCACAGGTGTCACCTTGGACATTTGGAAGTATTGAGGCTTGTTCTGTATCAAATTTAATTCTTCCAGTAGGTGCAATGACGGTAATGGCGTTTGATGTTAGTCCAAGTAAAAGAACTGGCGCTTTATTAGCTGGTCAAATAATTGACGGAAAGATTGCAGTTGGAGTAATGGAAACCTTTAGTAGTGAAGTTGCTATTGATGAAGTTAAAATGGCAAGTTCTATTCATGAATGGGCAATGAAGTACCGACCAGTTCAAATTGCTTATGATAAGTATGCAACTGCCTCTATTGCTCAAAAATTAGAACAATCAGGTCATAAATTAATAGATATTTCAGGACAAGCGTTTTATCAAGCGTGTGGGGAACTTGCTGACAGTCTTTCCAATTTGAGATTAATTCACTCAGGTCAACCTGAATGGGTTAGCAGCATGAATAATGCGGCAGCAAAAACAAATGATGCAGGTTGGAGAATAATAAGACGCAAGTCAGCAGGATGCGTCGCGGCAAGTATTTCAACTGCAATGATTGTTCACATGTTGAGCAAACCTATCTCAGTACCTAAGATATTTGTCTAACATATCTGATATAATTATCTAATGGGATTTTTCCGCGATTTAGTAGGACTTACACCAAAAACAGATATTAAGGCTGAGTTAGCCCCTTCAGTCATGGGCGATACTTTTAATTATTTTCAACCATTTCAACCATTAAGCTTTGATAGAGCCGAGGCAATTACAATTCCTTCAGTTCAACAGGCACGCAACATTATTTGCGGAATTATCAGCGGCATGGAACTTTCTACATATTCAAAAGCAACTGGCGAAGAAATACCTAATTTACCTTGGGTTAATCAATTAACTAAAAACGCGCCAAACAATGTAACTCTTTCTTGGATTGTTGATTCATTAATTTGGTATTCGGTAGCATACCTTCAAGTAAAAGAAGTTTATCAAGACGACAATCGTCCTGCAAGATTTGAATATGTTGTTAACTCAAGAGTTACAGTTGAATTAAATAACAACAACACTCTTGTCAAAACCTACCATGTGGACGGGAAACCCGTACCAATGGAAGGTGTGGACAGTTTAGTTACAATTCAAATTGGTAAAGATTCTCTTTTAACTTCAGGTGCAAGAATACTTAGATCGGCTGCCGATTTAGAAAAAGCCGTTGCAGTTGCTTCAAGCACACCGCAACCCGCTGGCATACTTAAAAATAACGGTGCTGACATGGGTGAAAAAGAAGTTGCAGGATTATTGTCTGCATGGCGTCGCGCTAGAGAATCAAGATCAACTGCATATTTAACCGCAAGTTTAGAATATCAACCAACTGCCTTTTCTCCTAAAGATATGATGTATGTGGACGCACTTCAAAATAGTGCAGCTCAAGTAGCAAGACTATTTAACATAGACGCATTTTATTTAAATGCTGACATGAACAACAGTATGGTTTATCAAAACATATTAGATAACAGGCGTCAACTTGTTTCATTTACCCTTGCGCCTTATATCCAAGCGATTGAACGGCGTTTTTCTTTAGATGATCTTACGCCTTCAACGCAGCATATCCGTTTTGACATTGACTCGGGATTTTTACGGACTGACCCACTTGAAAGACTTGCTGTTGTTGAAAAACTGTTACAACTAGAATTAATAACAGTAGAACAAGCTAGAGCAATGGAAAACCTAAGCCCTAATGGAGATGAGTAATATGGAAATAATTAATTTTAGTGCAGATTTAGAAGCTTCAGAATCTAGGAGAATTATTGCGGGTAAAATTGTTCCGTTTGGTGATGAAATTGGAAACACCAGCGCGGGTAAGGTTTTATTTGAAGCAAACTCAATTCAAATAGATGACCCAAAAAATGTTAAATTACTTTTAGAGCATGACCCAAAAATGCCAATTGGTCGCATGAAAAATGTTACCGAGGATTCAAGTGGAATTTATGCTGAGTTTAAAGTTTCCAATACGACCCGTGGCACAGATAGTTTAATTGAGGCAAGCGAATCGCTTCGTTCAGGCTTGAGTGTTGGAGTGGAAGTTATCAAAGGAAAAAACAAAGACGGAGTTTATCGCGTAACCGCGGCTCGTCTAATTGAAGTTTCGCTAGTACAGGCAGCTGCATTTAAAACAGCTGAAGTAACCAGCGTTGCTGCGTCTGAAAATACAGAGGCAGTTTCAACCGAAACCAAAACAGAAATAGAGGAAATTGTGGAAAACACAACAACCGATACACCTGTTGCGACCGAGGTAGTAGAAACCCCAGCGGTTGAAGCTTCTCGCCCAACAGTAACAGCGGCGGTGTATACAACACCACGCGTTGCACCAATGACTTCAGCTCAATATCTTGAAAACTCAATTAGAGCAGCAATGGGTAATGACGAATCTCGTCAATTAATTCTTGCAGCTGATTCAAGCACTTCAACAAATACAGGTTTAACATTACCTTTGCACATGCAAGAGTTTGTTACCTCATCAATTTCAGATCGTCCAGCAATTGACGCGATCAGCCGCGGTACATTACCTGTTAGCGGTCTTTCTTTTACTGTCCCTAAATTGACAGTAGCCCCAACTGTAAATGAAGTTAACGAGGGTGCTGCAATGACTAATGACGAAATGGAATCAGGTTACCTAACTGCTTCAGTCGTTAAACTAGCCGCAAAAAATGAGGTTACTTGGGAACTCATTGATAGAAGCTCACCTGAGTTCATAAACGAGTTGCTTCGTGAGTTAAATGACGCTTATGCTAAAAAATCTGACAAGTTAGTTTTGCAAACAATTGTTGCAGACGGAACAGTTGCAACAGCAACAACAGCTGACGCAGACGGATTACAAGCTTTCCTTGCAACAGAGGCAGCAGCAGCAAAGAAGTCAACAGGTAAGTTTGCTCGCAACCTTATTGCTTCAACTGATGTTTGGGCTTCAATTATGGGCATGCAAGATTCAAGCAAGCGCGCTCTATACATGGCTTCAAATCCTCAAAACAATTCAGGTAATGTTTCAGGTCAATCAATAACTGGAACCGTACTTGGCGCAAACCTTTATGTTGACGCTAATGTTTTGGCTTCAGGATTTATTGATGATTCTTGCTTCTTAGTAGTACCTGAAGCAATTACATATTACGAATCACCTGTTACAAAATTACAGGTACAACTTTCTGATAATGGAAAGATTTCAGTACAGGTTTATGGTTATGCAAGCGTGCTAACAAAGCAAGCTGGCGGAATCCGCAAGTTTAACAAGTCCTGAGTTAACTAATAACTCAAAAGCGTTAAGGGGCGTTGGAAGCCTTCGCCCCTTAACTTTTAAGAGAGGAATTAAATTGGCTGCTACTTTTGTTACTGAAAGTGAGTTAAGAACCACACTTGGAATAGGAAATTTATATTCAAGTCCTGTGGTTGAAGAGGTCTGCCAATCTGCACAAAATATTGTTAGTGATTACCTATGGAAAAACCAAGCTTTTAATTCTGCACATTCTCACATTGTCGGTTACGGCACATTATATTTTAATACACCTCATGACTTTTTTGTGGGTCAGACATTGACAATAAGCGGTAACGGCGCAACTTTCAACGGAAGCAAAACAGTAACAAGTGCAGATACATATTCAATTACTTTTGTTACTTCACATTCAACAGTTGAACCAAAACACCCAACAAGTCCTTTCGGAACAGTTGCAGCAACAGATTATGTTACATATTCAACAGTTCCTGAAGTTCGCGAAAGTTCTTTAATGATTGCAGTTGATATTTGGCAAGCAAGACAAAGTAGTAATGCAGGTGGAATATCACCTGACTTCCAACCAAGTCCTTATAGAATGGGAAACACTTTACTCGCAAGGGTCAGAGGTTTGTTAGCAAATCACTTATCACCTAATAGCTTGGTTGGCTGATGACAGTTGCCGTTACAACTCTCAGATCAACCCTTGCGACTGCGTTAATTAGCGCAGGGGAGTGGCAGGTTTTTTCTTTTCCACCTGCCTCTCCCATTGCAAACTCAGTAATTGTGCAGCCTGATGATGTGTACATTGAACCGTCAA